TTTAGGCATAATTAATAGGTGGTATGGTGAAAATAATCCAGATAATCAAATCAGATCTCAGTTGTGGGCAGAAATAGTCAATTCAAAACACATATGGGAAAATCAAGTTTTCGATTGGAAAATGAGTATGCCTTCGGGCAATCCACTGACTCCTGTGATTAATACTATGTATAATAACATAGCTTTAAGATTGTGTTATGGGGAGCTGTTTAATGTGGAAACTTTTAATGATAACGTGTATGTAATTGCGTTAGGAGATGATAATGCTTTTAGTTGTTCACCGGCAGTTCGAGAAGACTTTAATGAAGTCTCAGTTCAGAGACTTATGCCTTTGTTTGGGTTGAAATATACATCGGAACTGAAAGCTTGGTCAACTTTTCCCTTTAGACAAATAACACAAATTGAATTTCTTAAGAGGTCTTTTCGATTGGATAAATTCCACAATAGGTGGACAGCACCTCTACGGAAAGAATCTATATTTGCATCATTAAATTGGACGCAAAGAGGCCCTATGGGAGATCAAATAACCACAGATCAAATAAGTTCAGCTCTTAGAGAGTTGGCACTACACGGTAAAGAAGATTTTGATCAATTTGTTACACCTCTTTTAGATTTGAAAGAGAAGCATTTAAAATATTTTGATCCAGCAAAACCTTATAGCACTGACTTTGATTTTGTGTATGGAGAAGTAACTGGTACCCAATGGTATTATGGGATATCACTTCTCCCGTCACCTGAGACGTAAAATCAGTTTAGATTTTGTGGGTATATCCAAAACCCTCCAGACGCAAACTGTGAATTGCGACTTTCAACTTTATGTAGTAAAGTTGAATTATAGTCTTCAGACATTGCGGAATCGACATTCAGTGTGGTAACTGTTTATAGCGATCGCCCTCGAAGAACAACAGTGGAAGCTGTTTCTTTCCAGGAGACCACCTTAAAGGCACCGTAGGAGTAAACCTCATTAAAAATTCAAAAGAATAAACTTTAAATTCGATTTAGTGGTATCTACTAGCTTAGCTACAACAGAAGAAAACTGTAATATTGACATGATAAAAGCGATTTATGAAAAGTACAATGAATAATAATAACTCTACCACTGCTGCACCAACAGCAAATGTTTCTACCGACCTTAGTGCTTTAAATTTAAATCAAACTCCAACAGGAACGGCGGGTACTTCTACGCAATTAGTGGAAGACCCTCATACTCTCTCAGGAAAAGGAGAGCATACTCCAATGGACACCACAATGTTCATTGAAGATGCAAATATTGTCAGAAGAGATGAGTCGCGTATCAACAATGTTGACGACTCACTCTTGGCCATTGCGAATAGTGATCCAGATTACCAAAGTATCAAGTCCTTTTTAGCCAAGCCTATCGTTTTACGAACAGGCACTTTTGCTACTACAGATACTTTTTCTTTCTTGCAAACCAACTTACT